GAAACACACCAGCGTCTTGCTCTACCACGATATGGATGTAGTCTTCTGCACCGGCCCCATTTTCGAAAAAGTGATATGCCGTGTATGACTGTTCAAGGAGCCAGACCTTGTGTCCAACAGCAGAGGATATTGCACCTGTTTCGGCGCAAAGGTTTCCTGAATCGTCGGTGTGGGAACCAACCCCTGTGCCAGTTGAGATAAACCCAAGAGACTGGAAGATTCCTATCCACGAAGCGTTATCCCAGTGGAAGTGGACATAGATTGACCCTTTGTGGAGAGAAAGCTTGTCGTTGGATGTGTCAAAGTTATCAACAGTCCACCCGTTAGCCGCAGCAAAGGTCTGCAGCTTGTCCATAAGATCCTCCTGTGAGGATGCTGTTCCGGTCTGATAGGCCATAGGTTATTCTTTCTTGATGCAGAAATAATCCCAGTTATTGGTATTGTTCGCAGCACTGAAAATCAAATACCGGTCAGTGCCAATCACGAATTCATCTTCAGGAACAATCGATGTCCCGGCCTTGCTAAACCAGAACACGCCAGCCAGTTCTCCAGGGAATTGCTCTGAAGGACTCGTAAGCATCACCAAGCAAGGAAAGAATGGAGTTGCGTTGCTGGATCCTGGAGTCGGCCTGAGCTCATAATTCGGAGTTGAGTTATCAGGTTTCTTGAACTGGTTCCACTCAAACGCTCCAAGATTCGAGATGTTGTCTGCAGTTGGGGTGGTGTTGGGAGGGGAGTAGGCCATGTCCCCAGTCGGAGAAACGTTATTCACTTCCTGAGCGGTCATGGCAGTAGTTGCAACTCCAGAATTCTCTCTGGCGTTGTAAACGTCATACCAATAACCATCGGTCATCCTGAACATCATCGATGCTCCAGACGTTGTCGGACTTGTTGCCGTGGCTTTTGCCCTGGGGTCAATAATTGACGTGTGGCAGGCTCGTGTGGAATTGAACCGAGTGTTTTTCTGAGAACAGCTTCCTGCGATACACAACGGATACACGGCTTCAGTGGTGGTGGAGAACGTGTCAAGAAAGCCCAGGTAGAACGATTCGTAGGTACCAGCAACCTTCGCCACACCCAGTATTCTCCGACCGCTATGGGTTATCCAGAAAGTGATCGAAGCGTTGTCCAGCAGCACAAACGCACCGCCCTCGGTTAGGGTGTTCCCGTCGTCATACCGTCCATGAGATATTCCAGGCTGGTTGTTCCACGTGAGGCCCGAGTCGAAGCCGGTGAATCCAGCCAACTCCCAGTTGTATGCCGATACGCCAGCATCCTGGAAAGTTCGTATGCCGACATAGATATTGTCGGACCCAGATCCGTCACCCCGGAGAATAACCTCGGTTTCGGTGGATACCGTATTACGCTCGGCGGTCCACTCGGCGGTCTGCATCGTGAGGTCCATCGTCGCACCAGACCCAGAACCACCCGTGACAGAATTTCCAGTCAGCGTCGGATCTGCGGTGTATGCGCCAGACTGCTCAACCTTAATTCCGTTGATAACACCGGATGACACCGAAGTCACTCGAAGGGTTGCAGCGTGCGTGCTTGTCCCCCCAGCAACTGTGAGGATGTCATCTACAGCATATCCAGTCCCACCCGCATTGACTGCGACAGTAGCGACCTGATCTGAGGTTACAATCTGAACCAGCTGGGCCAGCAGATTCTTGTAGTCGGTAGCAGTTCCTTTAACGAAAGCCATAACGTTATGCGATGTTGAGTCTTTGTTTAACCACTTCAGGATTCCTAGCAAGTGAGTTGAGAATAACTTGGTCCCCTTCCCGACTGTCCATTGCAGAAGGGATCTCGCTCGGATCCTGAACATTTATAACCTGAACATTAACCTGAGAAGGCTGCATGGCAGGTGCACGCAACCCCTCATTCGGAACAATGTTCCCACGACCTGGGGGCACAAACATCTCAGGCCCACGCTCACCAACAAGGAAAGCCTGGTTTGGGTTGACTGCACCACCCTCAGCCCTCGCCCCTCCAAATGCCGAGCTGAGCACAGTGCCTAGGGGGTTGCCGCCTCCACCTATCGCACCGAGCAGTGAGGCCAGTGCCTGCTTGGCAAGGAGACGAGTCAGGTCAGCAAGTATGCTGTCAACCAGTGAGCTGAAGTTGAACTGTCCAGTCTTCACGAACTCAACCAGAGAATCCTCTGCGGTGTGGAATGCATTGGTGAGAGTTTGCTCAGCTGCAGCACTCACATCGAGGATCTCAGCCTTGATCTTCTGGAATCCCCTCTTGAACCCGTCTGCAACAGTTGTCCCATACTCCAACGAGTGGGCACTCAGCTTAGCCATTGCAAGATTGTATTGCTGGAGAGTTATCATCCCTTCCTCATACAGCTTGTTGAGCTCGCTCTGCTGCATGCGGATAGCATCCTGGGGACCTCGAATTTCATCCAGTAGCTGGGATCGAATTGCAGCCTGTTGATTGGCCTGAACGAGAGCCGCAACGTGTTCACGTTCCGATTCCGTCAACTGCCTCTTTATCTGGTTTTCAAGCTTGAAGATCTCAGCCTGCTTCTCCCTCTCAAGCGTGTTAAGGCTAAGCAGAACATTCTCACGCTCAAGGTCCTTAATTGTATCCTGAAGCTGTCTGTCTCCCTGACCAGGTGCTTTACGCTCGCCGGCAAAATTCAGGCTGTCAAACCCATCCTGCTGTTGCTGCGCAGCAGCTGCCTGACCGGCTACCCGAGCTGCGGCAATCTTGTCAGCCTCAGCGAACAAGTTATCCACCCCAGCCTCAAGCACCTTCGTATTGAACCCCTCCATGAATGCTGCGCCAACATCCTGCCCACCCTGAGCCGCCTGGGCCTCAAGTCTCCCAACGTTGATGTCCGGTATCTCTATCCCGGGAAGATTGTTGAGAAGATCGACAATCGAGTTGACTGCTTCCTCTACTATGACCACTGCAAAATTCAAAGCCTCAAGAAATATCTCCTGGAAGAACGCAGGTAGGTTGCTGAACACAGCTTTGATCGCCTTGAATGCTCCAATGTAAACCCCAATGAACCTGTCGACAAAGTATGCATTCAGCTTCAGCAGGTCTTTGAACGACAGCTGGAATTCACCAAAGAAATTCTGGACAACTCCAAGCAATGGTCCAAACGCAGCCTGGAAGTAATCGACAAACGCTGACAGTGCAGATCCTATCATGCTGAACGCTGCAACGCCAACGTCAGCCAAAGTGGTGATCCCGTCTGTAGTTGCGCTGATCTTGTCACTAAAGGTCGCAAGGAATGCGACAGCAGAAGTCAGAGCTACGATAATTGCTGTAACTGGGTTGGCAAGCAGTGCGACACGCAGTGCCTTCAAACCCGCAATCGCTCTTCCAATCGCCACCTGCGCAAATTGAACACCAAGCACCAGCGACAATGCGCCAAACGCACGAGCAACAATGTCAATGTTACTAGCTAGGCCCAGGAGGGTGGAGGAGATCAGTTCCGTTGCACCAATAGACTTATTGACCTGGCCGATAAATTGAATGATGGAATTCTGCAGCACCCCAAACGACTGGCCGATGGTCGGCACCGTCTTTGCGAATCGATCGTTCAGCGACTGGGCTGAATCTGCGAAAGCTGAGAGGATGATGTCTGCGGTAATCTGCCCCTCCTCACCCATCTTTCGCAGCTCACCCCTGGTAACACCCAGACCCTTTGCAATCACGTCAGCAACGGCAGGTAGCTGCTCCAGGACAGACCTGAGCTCGTCTCCTCGAAGTGCACCCGAGGCAAGACCCTGGGACAGCTGGATCAGCCCAGCCTGGGCCTCCTGGGCACTTGCCCCGGAAAGGATCACAGCCTGGTTCAAGGATTTCGTAAAGGCCAATGTCTGGGCCTGACTAATCCCCAGCTCTTTGGTTGCGAGTGCTGTCCTGGCGTAAACCTCAGCAGTGGCCTGGAAATTCTGCCTTGTGGCCTGAGCAATCTTAAAGAGCTCCTCGTTCACAGCCACAAGCTGCGACGTTGATTCAGTAACTGTCCCGAGCCTATTCTGAATCAGCGTAAAGGTGTCGGCCATCTCAACAAGTTTGCGAGCAATGGCCACACCACCAAGAGCCAGAAGAGCACGCTTAAGAAGATCAACACTGCTGCTGCTCTTCTGCGCACTTGACCCAATCCCTTCGAGACTCCGTTGGACAGTTTTCGTCCCTTTCTCAGAAACAATAATTTCGATACGCTCGGTGGTCATAGCTTTATCTTCAACGCTGTGTTGACAGCGTTCTTGACTGCCATCTGGACAAAGTTGGCCGGTGCCTGCTGGCTATGTCCCTCGTTGAGCCTGCTGATATACACAAGGTTGTTCTGGATGTAAATGTCCTGGTCATTGCGCCTCCCAGCTAATGCGGCTAAAGCCTGGTCGGTTGCAGCCGAAGCATTGGCCACCTCACCAACACCAAGCGCACTACCAGCCTTGTAAGGCTGGATCGTTTCATTTACGGGTGAGTTCACACTGACCAGCCAGTTAGACCGGGCACGACCTGTATCGACTGGGGTGGCAAAGACAACATTCTGATCAGCGATGAAGGCAACCTTACGCACAAACTTGTTGACCTCTCCAGAAAGCTTCTTGGAGAGACGATTCATCCGGTTATCTAAGTCACTTAAATTTGCCACTCAGTTTCCTCGCTGCTGGACTCGAACTTTCCTTGGACGATTTCTTGTCGTGGTGTTCTAGGAAAGCTTTATCCATTTGTCGAACGAAGAAATATAACCTGTCTTCCTGGTCCTCGTCAAACCCAAACGTGCTGGCATACTCTCGAATATGCAGCCAGCTTATGGGGCTCATAGCCATCCCGATTTGCCTACACGTGTTTAGGTCGAAGAAAGCACCATAATACAGTTCAAGCCCAAGCATCAGCTCAGGCTTGTTCTGTATCTTTTGTGGCAGTGCGATGTTACGAGCCTCGCACTGCTTTATTATCTGCTCTTCCTGCTCGGGTGCCATCTCGAGCAGATACTGAAGACACCCTACGAGTTTCCCGCCTCTTCCTTGAGCTGGGCTTCCCGAAACAGCTCAACTTCGCTGGCCTGGTTCTGGATATCCCGAAACAGCTCGGGTAGATCGGTCAGAAGTTTGAGAACGTTTTCACGATTGAAAGTCATCAGGTTGCCGTCTTTGTCACAAACACCTTCCCACCCCTTCACAACCGTGTCGGCGAACACTTCAAGCAACACCTCATTGGCCTGCTCATTGGAAAGGTTCCCTGTCTGGATCTTTCTTCGGAGTGCCTTGCTTTTGCGTTCGAGACTCTTGAGATATTCCTTATTGGACCCACCTGCGCGAGCGACTGTGATCTTGAAATCACCGTAGTCCAGGATGACACCGTTCGTTTCTAGGTTTCTGTCTGTACCGAATTGTTGATATGGATTCATATGTGGTCAAAATAATGAAGTGAGCCAGTCAGGATTTCAAGTCCTGACTGGCTCACCAGAAACCGTAGCTGAAGCCGTTATTCAGCCACGGTTGGGAGGTAATCGAAGAATACCCAGAGTAACGTGTGGTTCAAGTTCGCGTCAATCTTTGCGCCAGTCGACGCATCGGTCTGCAAGGGCAGAGTAATGGGCTGGTCCTGCTCAACGCTCAACCGCCCATCACCAAGAGCGATAAGCGGAACATCAATCGCAATGCCGGAATTCGCCTTGGTCATGATGATGTCGAACGTCACGTCACTGTTGTTACGCACTGCAGTGATGGCATCCACCGTGGAGAAGTAGGCGGTGAGGTTACCACCCACTTCAAAGGTGCCCGCAGTCACATCGAAATTGCCCAAGGTGCCAACTGCCTTGCTGGGCGATGCGTTGTTGTTGATCGTCAAGGTGATGTCTGTCAGAAATGCGAACAACGCACTGGGCGACTCATCCCCATCGGTAAACACTGACATTTTGATTCGACTGAAGTCAGAGCTGGTGTTGAACGCATCTGCATCCACCAGGGTGGGGCGCGAACCACTCTTGACCCCGGTAGCCGCAGTGCGTTGTTCGTTGTCCGCAGCAATGAAGCTGAGGTCAACCGTCACCTTGTCTGCAGTCGGAATGTTGATGCTGAACTCGTTTGCGAGAGCACCAACTAGATACTCCGATTGAATCTGGGACGGAGAAGCGTCATCCGGTGCGCCCAGGGTTCGTTCGAGATTGTAGGTGCGGCGAACGATATCAGAGCCGGTGCGGTTACGAAGCACACGACCGAAGAATATCTGAATGGTCAGGCCGGTGCCAGTCTCTGCCACCATTGCGCTGTCCCCCGCCTTGTCGATCTCGATGTAGCTCGCAGCAACGGATCTAACTCGCATCCACCCGTTGTTCTCGGAATTGACAAAGTCAGTGCTGGCACCATCGCCACCAACGTAGATCCATTCGCCCGGAATGAGTCCAAAATCGGTGAAATCCTTGGTCCCCGATGCACGAGTAAGCCGAGGCAAAGATCCGCTTACAACAACATCAAGAGTCGCAGAAGCGAATTGGTAACCTACCTGGACCAGCGTTGCCGTGGAGGGAGGAGTTTCCGTAACCAGGTTCGAGGTAACGGTGAGAGCGGTAGCCGATGTAGCACTAACAAGGTGGAGACCGTTGTTAGCTGCGTTGGTAAAACCAGCTCCGAAGACAAGGTCATTCGCCGCGAAGACGTCAAGCCCAGAGGCTGCTTCAAAGTCTTCGGTAGTACCATCGACGTTTGTGATCCCACCTGAGCCACCAAACTCAGCTTTTCGTTCCAGGTCAGCGAACATAACACCTTGAAGGATGTCCTGGAGGTTAGTCTGGGTGAGGTCTGTGTTAAACCCGCCCGATGCGTCAAGATCTGTGACAACACCCTTCTTCCTTTGTCTTCCGTCATTGATCGGATTTCGAGAAAGAAGCTGGAGTTGTCCGCCGAAATCGCTGTAGGAATTCGGCTCCAATCCCTTCCACACAGGAGAGCCAGGCAGCGTCTTGTAGGACGCTTCCTCCGCATAACGGAGGCCGGTCACGTTAGAGTCAATTTTGTTTACTTGTGCCATAATGGTTATCGGTTACAGTGTTTCGTCGTAGCTAAAGTCCACCAGGATATTGGTCTGGTAACGATCACCGTCCATGCCAATCTCGTTGACTCGAACATTCCGGAACCAGATACCATTCACAGCCTGGCCCTCGAAAGCGTCCTGGACAACCTTCGTTATCTGATCAGACTTCGACAAGCCATCTCCTACGAGAGTAAAAAGCTGAGCGGTCAGAATTCCGTTGTTTCTGTATATCTTCAACTCACGGCTTCCGCTGAGAGAATTCTGGACTGTTACTCCATGCTGGACCGTTACTCGACAAAACGGTGTTCTGTCGCTGGTCGGTCGGTTTACTTTGCTGTCTGAGTAAAACAGATCCACGAACTTGGAAGCTTCGTTCGAAAGCCACGTTTGTCTAAAATATGACAATAAGGAATCTCGAAACTCCATCCTGTTCAGATAAACTATCGGACCAGGAGGAGGAGATACCTCGGTGGCATGGAGGAGCGTTAAAAACATAGGACTTAGTTGTCAATGACCTCCATTGTAAAGTCGCAGGCAACGTCCGCGTTATTCGAAGTCACGGACAAGACCCTTGCAACGATGTCGGTTTTCTCTGGGATAGAAAAACCACCATACAAGGTTCTTGTAAGCGGAGAAGAATGAGAGAAAGCGCCTGGCCTGATTATTCTCCAGGCACCCCCAAACTCCCTCACTCGCAACCCGGCCACGACTCGAGCAGAAGTATTCGACAAGACTGAAAACGCATACCTACGAACATATGCTGTTTTTCCTGCAGGCACCGTGTATGCAGCAAGTTCAGATTGACCATATCCAATCGGCACGACTGAAAACACCACCGATGTGGTTGTTGCCCAGCGGGTGGTTATGTTTCCAACGTTTGTCTCAGAAGTTCCAGCGGTCAGCACCACAACACGAAATACTCTCATGTAGATGTTTGAGCTGTTAGACGGAGTTGTGCCATTCAACGTGATCGTTTCTTGCTGGAGGGCATAGTTTGCGTCCAGTCCGTAAATCCTAACTGTCCTCGCGCCAGTTCCAGCACTGGTGTCATTCGCATCAGAAGAAAACACCTGGACAATTTCAGCCGACACACCGATGGGCTGTCCATAATACACACCCCCTCCTCCCCAAATATCTTCAGGGGTTGACCCTGTATCAATGTTAGTGTTTCTTCCAAACTTGGTTTCGATGTAACGCTCCGTAAAAAGACCTTGCATGGTCAGAGTCTCCTCACTTATCGACTTCACTATAATAGAGTCAGTGGTATCGTCAACAGCCTGGTTGATTGGAGAATTGCCCTGTCGGAATTGTCCGAAGTAGGTGTAGCATCGGAGATAGGTCATCGCCGATGAGCTCAGATTCACAACCCTGGTTCTGAAATATCTTGGACCCTTTACCGCAACATGGAACGCATGAACTCCGGCATGAACGTAGAAACCAGCAGAAGGAAATGTATCAACATTGGTGCCATCATTTGAGAAATCAAAGTAGAGGATACAATCCTGGTCGGCCTTGATCGAAACCATTACGTCAGGATATGTGCTTTGAACAAGCGTGCCGGTGTATGTTGCAGACCCGCTCAGAGGGGTTGTGGTGGTGTTCTGAGAGCTAACAACACCAGCAGCCCGGACAGGTAAGGGGTTGGAGGACGAAACATCCCCCTCAGACACGCCGTCAGACCCAAACACCATCTTAATCCGCTGGAGCTTCACACCGCTGATTTCATCAGCTGCGATGTCCAACCCTGTTCCCGGGAGTGTTACGTTATCGGCCATAATTAGATTTCCTTGAGCTCAGTGTATTTAAACCGCACACGCACCTCAGTCACAAACATGTCCATCTCACCACCTACTTCGGTGGTGCTTAGCTCACCAAACCAAACACCTGATGGAGTGCGCTTACCAATGATTGCAGCTTCGATAATAGTGACAAGATTATCGTTCAACGTAAGTCCAGTCCCAGCAGGCGTGTAAACCAGAATTCTAAAGATTCCCTCTCGAATGAACTTCCTGTTTCCTATGGTTGAGCTCCCACCCGTGTCATGCAACACCTGGGCAATAACGAAACCACTCACGTCAGACCCTGGGCGGTTTTTCTTTTGAGCCTGGTAATAGATCGGTACCCCGCTCGATAAAGGGTTATTGAGCCAGGCTTCGGTCAGCAGACTGAACATTTCGTCACGTGCTGTGGTTATGGAAGGCATTTCAGGTGCCTAGGTTTTCAAGCTCGAAAAAGTACAGTACTGCGGTGTCCCCAGGCTGAAGCTTCTGACATCGAACTATCTTATAATACTTCGAGTCATCTACAACCTCGTCGTAATCTTCCAGCTCCACCCCAGTCACCGCAGCAGTGATCATAAATTTGTGCTCAAACGGAATCGTCTCCGGCGATTCAGTCAGAAAGCCTAGGTTGGAGGCTGAGCCTGCAGAAACGAATACAGCCTTGAGCGACTGCGTGGCGTCTGGGCTTGTTCGTGGATCTGCAGTCCCCCTCCAGGGTTTGTCTGAATCGTCAAGCGCACGATTTAGGCGGATGATAAACACCGTCCTCCCATTGGCATTAATAAGCCTCTGGGCAGTGGTGAGAATGCTGGTGTAGTTGATCGCCATGTTAGCCTCGGCACATGTCAGCGGTTGGACGCTTAGACTCAATTATCCCCTCAAGGAGCAGGTCAGCTGCAGGGTATGCCGGGATGCTATCCGCCTGGGCCAAAGACGAGCCTGTGGCTGTCCTGACACCCGAGGATGAGCTGCTGCCAAACTTTGTCTCAGTCTCGATAGGCCCAACTTTCTCTCGAAGACTTTCGACGTTGGATGCTGACTCTGTGGTGCCGGTGCCCAGGGAATCTCGGGTGTTGAAGCTGAGTGCGGGATCAGGTGCCAGCTCGCCCAGGTTGTGGCTCCGCCAGGCATATTCACAGACAGCCTGCTTCAGCACCTTCGGAATTGGGCTGAGTGGGTAATCGTTATCGTCGTAAGCGTCATTCCTTGGCCACTCAAGTTCCTGAGAAGAGCTGGAACGATATCCGCGAAAGATCCTCCCGAATCTCTTGTCAACATAATCAGTGGCTCGAACAAGAGCCTGCTGCTTCTGAGCCGTGGACATGGCTGAGTAGTCCACTCCACGATCGGTGAAGTAACTTTCGAAATAGGCTACTGACGCGTAAGAATTTGCGTCCGCCACCACTGTTCCGTCTTCAACTGTAAAAGCCATGGCATGAATTAAGGATCGAGATTCTTGTTCTGGCTATCAATATCTGGAGGCGTCTTTCCCTCAGCGAATGCCCGGAGGGTGACAAGCCCAGCAAGGAGGGACCTGAAGAAGATGAGGACCCATTGAAACGGATGCATAGCATCTAACATAGCTGGGTCATTCTGTGCCATAAGAACAAACGGATCAGTGACACCAGCTGTAAGAAATGCAATACTGAAATATATCAATGGCCTGATATGCTTCACTGCACAATAAACGCTCCCACGTTGAAGGTCGGGGATGCTGGAGAGTCAGGCTCAGCGGTGCCAAGCACCGACGCCACCAGGCACACCTGCTCAATAGGCATCTCCGCTGCTGCGCCGGTTTTGATGCTAACATAAACCAACTGAAACAGCACACGCGCATACCACTAGTAGCATGGGTGCGCGTGTGCTGCTTACAGTTCCAGACTTGCTGCTTAGCAAATCCCTCATTGCTGGACGCCTAAAGTGGTGTCCACCTGCTGCTTCGTGGGCTCAGGGGCCTGCTCGTATTTCGCAGCGACCTCGGCGATGATGAGCTTTTGTTCGGCCTTTTCCAGACTGGCCAGTTTGCTTTCAAACAAGAGCTGCATGTACGAATTCAGGGTGACAAGCTGCACAGCGTT